GTGTTAAACCTTCTACTGTATTAACTCTAGGTACTAAATAAACTTCATTATCTGAATTAGTTTCTAATATAGCAGGTAAATGTGTAAATATCATTTTATTTGGGTACTCATCTGCATCTATCTGAAATATATAATCTCCATCACAATGTTCAGTTAGTTTATTTTTCCAATCAGCAAAATGACCTTCAAAATGGTCTCTCCAAAACTGAAAGTTAGGATATTTACTAAGTGTTGTTAGATACTCTGCTACTTTCTCATCACCGTTTTTCTGATCAAATAGTACTACTATCTCATCTTGTTTACGTTTATTCTCGAGTAATAAGGGTATTAACCGTTGAATCTCATTATATTCATTACATACGGTGATAGCATAAGATATTTTCATATAACGTTGTTTATTCAGGTAATATTTTTATATAAGTAAGTGCATCTATAAACCCACGATCTGCTGGAAAGTGTTTAATAGTTGTCATATCTGATTTGTATTTAGCTCCTTTTAGTATCTCCTTTTCGGTTTCATCTACTTCTTTAGCTAACACACCAGCCCAAGCCCAATCTTCACTACTTACACCATCAGCAAATATAGAACCTGTACCTTCTACATGAATATGAGTAGGCATCCATAGTTTACCATCTTCCTCCTCTTGTATTAGTGATTTATATAAATCAGGTAATAGTGGTAGTTGTTCATCTAAGAATTGTGATCCTGATGTCATAACACTATTAGATTGGAACCCACATCCATAACATAACTCTAAAGTTACTTGTTCGTTTATTTTTTGTACGTATGAGGCATCGCTCCCACACTTAGAACATACTATTAAATCGTCAAATTTCATATTAATCTATTTTTTCTAAAGTTGGTAATTGTAACTCTACCTCTTCAGGTACGTTTACATATTTTTCTAAATAAGTCCCTAATAGTTCAGTCATTTTATCAAATGAGAAGTTAGTTCTACTATAGTGACCTTGTTGTTTTCCTCTTACTATATAGTTTTTATATTTTTGATAGACGTCTTTTAAAACACCACCTATAATAGCAGGGTCTGCTTTAAACCATTTTGATTCTTTCATTATCCATTGGTTAGCTGCTGTTTCATGTACTGGTTCTAACTCACCACCCAATAAAAATGTTTTCTCTGGGTGTAGGAAATCAACTTGACCTGACCATCCTGAAGCTACAATAGGTTTACCTGTAACGGAGAACTCTAATAAAGGTCTACCAAATCCCTCCCCTTTTGTAAACGACAGCATTGATTTTACTTTAGGATGATTATATAACTCATTCATTTCTTTATCACTTAAATCACCATTCATAAGGTATATGTTGGGAAGATTTGTTGAGTTTACTGTTTTCCTTAATGCTTTAATACGTTTTAGTATCTCCTCTCTAGATATGTATGAACTTGACCCAACTGATGCTTTAAGGATAAGTGCTGGTTTTTGTTTTTGATTCTTAAACGTTTCTAAAAACGATTTAACTAATAAACCTACGTTTTTACGATCGTGACCATAAGTTCCTTGCATCCAATGTCCTACAAATAGATAACAAAACGATTCATTGATTTGTGATAGGTCTAAACTTACCTCTTTAGGTGTTAGTTTTTTATAAACATCTAAATTTACACCCTCAAATAAAACCTCAATTGGTTTTTCTAGTTTAATATGACCTACAACTTCCTCTTTATTCTTCTTTTCAAACTGAGTTGTTTCGAATACTTTCTTTGAGTGTTGAGATGATACAAAGTTCATATCCATCTTATTCATACCTTCAATCCAATCACCAGCGCAAACTGTAGTTTCAATACCTGCTGTTACACCAATATTATATGTACCTACTGCTTGAAACTCGTTTGGTATGGTTATTTGACTCCAAATATCTGGTTTACCTTGTAATTGATTATCAGGTAATAGGTAATCTTTTAGAAACGCCCACTCTGGTTCGTTATCACAAAAACCCCAAGCTGTTTCACCCCATCTTTGTGACATCAGTTTAACGTCGTATTTACCTAACTCTATAACTGATTTAATATAATCTCTAGACCTAGCACCATACCCAGAATAAGTATCGTGTGGTGAACTGATTACATATGTTAACTTTTTACTCATAACTTAATATATTAGTTTGTGGTTTAAATGTCTTCCTGTAAATGTTGTTGCGTTGGTTATATCAAACGTTTCTCTACCTTTCCAAGTATCGAATAGTGTAGTAAATGCTTCTATAACTCGTTCTGCTTGATGTTCAGTTGTAAACCCTGCTTCATCACCTAACGCCCACTCCATTCCTTTTAATCCTTTCGCTTTACGTTCTGATGGATCTAAATCATATATTGCTCTGATTTGCTCAGCAGCATCTTCAAACTTACATCTATCATCAAATATATAAGGTGTTGGAATTGAACCTTGTACTGATCTAGATGTTGGATAAACGGGAAATACCCATTCGCCATGTTTTTTATAAGTACCTCTATTATTTGATGGGAAATCAGCACTAAAATCTAACCAATCTCCATTTTCATCTTCAAATCTCATTTGGTCTTGCATACCACCTGTTACATTTGCTATAATAGGATTACCAACTAATAATGATTCAGTTAATGTTAAACCCCAACCTTCATTTGATGTTAATAATATTTGAGCATCAGCAGTGTTATATAATAGGTTTAATTGTTCTTGTGAGTATTTGACGGTTGAGAATATAATATTATCTTTATAATCCTTACCGAACGTAAACTCAACAACTGCTTCTAAATCTGTACCATGTTCTGAACGTGGTTCAGTATGTAAAATAAAGTGACATCTGTCTGCTTTATCCTTAGGTAATCCATCTAAAAATACTCTAAAAGCGAGTAATGCATCTGGAATTTGTTTACGTCTAATATTACGTGAGTTAAAGAATAAAGTAAAATCAGATTTACGTCCTTTTAGGATTTGCTTCTTAAACTCTATTAACTTTTTATCTGTAGACTCTACTGGATAGAATTTCTTAGTATTTAGACCATGTGGTACATAACGTAATACTTTAGTTTTAGCTGATTCCTCTAATACTAATCTATTGATATTAGCTGTTTGTTTTGAAATACCCATTAATAAGTCACATGACTCATAAAACGGTCTATTAAACATAGGTGCTGGATAATCGTCCCAAATATTAAGATATGATATAGGACATTGTTGACGGATTTCGTTTTCCATCCTAAATACCCAATCAAAATAACGTGGGTCAGTAAACAACATTATAGCATCTGGTTTCTCGTTTCTCATTATCTCTCTTAATAACGAAGGAGTACCATAACCGTCTGTTGGTAATACATGAACGTAACTATCGTCAATACCTATTTCTTTGTTGATGGAATCAGATAAATCTAATCGTTTACCTTTTTCTGGATGTTTAATAGCACCTGCTAAGTTAACCCAGTTAAAGTGGTGGGAAGTACCCATCACTATTTCTTTTGCTACGGTAGCAACACCACTATGAACTCTAATATCATCACAGATTAATAGAATCTTCTTACGTTGCTCCTTAGGAATATGTTTGTAACTACTTGTCATGAACTTTTATTTATTGTAATATAATAACTCTTTTATGCTTATACACTATGGTTTGTAACTTTTCTCCTAAATTCTTCATCTTTCATATACAAATCGATTGCACGTTCAGATAATTTTTGGAATGAAAACTTACGTTTAATACATTCGATTTTAAAAGAATCCCACAAAGTAGGATCTATTTTTACACTAGTTAATTTTTTTGTTGCGTTATCACTCATAATATTGTTTTTTTAGGTATATATACTTATATTCTCCGTATACATACGGTTAAAATTATAAAAACGCGCCAGCTCCACAAAGTTCCGCGTCTTCCTTATAAGGACAAAAACCACAGTTCCATTTTGACGGATTTTTGTCAAATGTCCTTTCCTTATACCCACCTGTGGTATTAAAACATTCGTTAACAAACTCGTTAATTGCTCTATTAGCTCTTGATAATTTTATTTTACCAGCAGCAGGTCTAAACGATTGGATTCGTTTTTGAGCAAAATCTAAGTTTTCATATAACTTACGTTTTAATATTAAGAATTCAATATCAATGTCTTGGATTGGGATATTGTATTGTTTGGAGAAAAACTCTTTATATAACAATAGTTGATATTGTTTTTCTTCATCCTTTTTGTCTTTATCTTTCCAACCTCTAGTTGAAGTTTTAAGATCAATAATAGTAAACTTGTTTGTATCTTCATTGTATAGTACTACATCTAAGTATCCCATATACAAAGTATTTGGGAATGATGGGTTTGGTGAGATTAAAATGGGTACTTCACATCCTATTAAATGTGTTTTACGTTTTGAGAAATAAGCGCCACGTTTAGATTTAAAATAGTTTAAAATAGTTATTCCATCATCATAAAACTCCCTCATCTCAACTGCTGATGAGAAATGTTCGTTGTTGTTGGTTTTTAATGCTTTTTTATATTCCCTAACATAGACTTCATTAAAATACTCATCTAAATCAATGCGATCGGCTGATGCTGCTGATTCATCATACATTACATCTAAATAATGTTGAATAGTTTCATGCATTGTCGTTCCAAATACCAGATGAATAGATGGAGAGTAACGTTTATGACCTTCTTTATATTGGGTAGCCCATTGATGAGGACATTTCCTATACATTGACATTTGAGAATATGAAATATTCTTTTGATATGCGAAGTTTATTTCAGGTACTACAACGTTTTTTAAATCTCTAACTATTTTGGGTAGTTTCATCCTTTAATCTTTCTATATATAAAGTTGCGTCCATAAGTTCTTCTTGAAGGTGGTTTAGCCAACCTAACAAATCAACATCTTTACGTTCTAATGTTGTATTGTATTTTGATATACCAAGTTGAGAACGTTGTTCGAAGTTTTTCTTAACTTGTTGGACGTATTTATCTTTTTTAGTTGGTGTACTAATAGGTCTTGATTTAATAGTCTTACCTCCATCAGGTGATTCGTGGATTAAAATATCACCTGGGTATATTCCTTGAGTTGAAGTCTCATAATATTTTTTAACTGTATCACTCATTATAGTATGTTTTTAGTGGGTGGGAAATACTTATCTAAAGCTGCTAATTTATCATCTGCATCAACTAACATTACTAAAGCTTCCGTAGCATTTTTATAAAAATCTCCAGTACTATGATCTCCAATACCAACGGCATTTTCTCCTAGTAAGTCAAGTGATAGAAAGGCTTTTTGTCTTTCTGCTTCAGCTTCTGTTTTAAGCATTTTGTATAGTTGTGCTTTCATTTTAATAGTTTTTTAATAGTTTTATCATCATTCCCTCTATGTGACAATATACGAATAATATCTGGCTTAGCCAACAAATATTTATATTCTGTTGCTTCCTTTTGTGAGCATTGATAGTATGAGGATAGTTCTAATATTAAATCGGAATTAACCTTTTTAGTTTTAGATTTCACATACTTACTCCACTTATTATTTTTAGGAATAAACTCTTTGTAAAACTCATATATTTTACGTTTTTCAGTTGGGTGGAACTTTTGTGCTTCGTTAGCTACGATTAGATTATTAGGATTCATACTAATTAATCTATGTACTACATAAGCATTAAACATATCCCAATCTGCGGTTGAAAATTTATCAACCGCAGTTTTATATTGGTTTATATGTTTACCCCAATCAAATACGTTTTTACAGTAATTCATCTTTATACTCTTCTCTTAAATCGGTTGGTACTGAATCTTCTACTAATTTACCACTTGTAGCATCGTAAAATACTGGAATAGGCATAAGTGCATCTGAATCTGTACCTGCTACAAATTTAGATACTTTACGTAGAATAACTCCTTGTAAAAATACAGATTTACCTTCACTGTTTTTAACAGCAGAAGTGTTTTTTAAATCGATTGGTGGGCCTTGTGGTTGTTGTTGTTGTGGGTTCATATTTATTTATTATTTATTAAATTTTGGATTAATGACATCGCATTGATTTCTTTATCGATACGAAAGTTTGCTTGATATTGATGTTCGTTTATAATCATAGCAACTGTACCTTGTTTATTAGGTAAATATTGACTTGAGTTATCATACAAATAACGATACAATCCATCAAAATCACTTACACTAGCATCAGCTATTATTTGTCTAATAGTAGTGTAGTTGGGTTTATCTAACGTCAACTCTTTTAATACATCACTCATATATGAAGTTGATGCTAACGTTGATTTATCCAGACTCAACGTATTATCCACGGTGGATGCTTGTATTGTATTAAGCATCTTACGAATATCTGGGTAATATTGGTTAACTAATGATTTGATTTGTTCTAAATCAAAATTAGTTTTCTCTATCTCTAAGATATTAACTAAGTGTTTAGCTACATCCGATTTAGATGGAGCTTGTATTTTAAACGTTTGACATCTGGATTGAAGTGGATCAATAATACGTTCAATAAAGTTACAAGTTAATATAAAACGTGTTGATTTAGAATAGGTTTCGATTACGTTTCTTAACGATGCTTGTGCTTGAATAGTTAAGAAATCAGCTTCATCAAGTATTACAACCTTTAATGGTTTAAAACTTGCTACACTAGCAAAACCTACAACTTTATCTCTAATAGTTTCAATACCTCTTTCATCACTTGCATTAATATAAAGTGACTCACAATCTAGATTATTAATCACAATCTTAGCTAAGGTAGTTTTACCAGTACCTGCTTGACCATGAAACAAATAATTCTGAATATCGTTTTGTTCTAGATATTTAGCTATCGTTGTTTTAAGTTGCTCGTTACCAACGTAACCATCCAATGTTGTAGGACGGTAACGTTCATTTAGTAACGGATGTTTATTATTACTCGTTAGTCTGACTGAGTTCGCCATATAAACTAAATGTTTTAATTGGTTCAGGTTTAACTTCTACTTGTTCTTCACGTATAACATATAACTTAGAGTTTAGTGGATCTAATCTAAACGAAACTTGTTCTTGGTTTATACTAAACCATGCTTCTAAAGTATCTGTTAGTGTTTTATGAATCTTTGAATCGTTCACTAAACGCCACCTGTCACCAGGTTTTACGCGTTCAGCTATTAAATC